AACCCCGTCACGGCGCCCGTAGAGACGGTGCTGGACCAACTGGCAGCGTTCGACCCCGGCGGGTCACGCGAGCCCGTCGAGGTGGGCCGCACGGCAACCGTCACCACTCCGAAGCTGTACTTCATTGAGCCTGTTGACCTGACCACCACAGACAGTGTTCGAGTCAACGCGCGCACCTTCACCGTCGAGGGCGTCCCCGCCGAGTGGCAGGACCCGTTCGGCACCAACGTCGGCGGCATGGTGGTCGAGTTGCAGGAGGTGTCGGGATGACAACTGTCAAGATAAAACTCAACCGCAAGGCGCTCAATGACTTCATGGGGTCTGGTGTCGTACGGGCAACCCTTAAGACGCCCGCCGACCGTATTGCTTCAGCCGCGCGAGCGGGGGCGCCCGTAGCGTCTGGCTCCTATCGCGACTCCATCGGCGTCGAGGATTCCGAGACGGGCATCGGCTGGGCACGTGAATACGTCGTGGCACGCACTCCCCACTCGCACGTCGTAGAAAGCCGAACTGGAAATCTTGCCCGCGCACTCGGTTCGGCGGGTGGCTGACCATGCCCAAGATTCTTTGGCCCGACGTGACTTCTACCGTCATCGGCTACCTTGACCCGCTACTCGCCGTAGGCGCTTGACCCGCTACTCGCCGTAGGCGTGTTCGTGGGTAATACGCTCCCGACTACTCGACCCACCAAGTCGGTCATCATCCGTGACGACGGTGGCCCGCAGATCGGTGACGTTCGCGCAGTCTCCCGCATTGGCTACAACGTGTGGGCCGAAACCGACGCCGACGTTGCCGACCTCGCCGCCATCGTTGAAGCGCACTTGGCTGGCATGGGTGAGGCGAACACTACGCCCGTCGTGAAGTCTGCCGTGACCCGCTCATACCCGGTTGCTGACGACTCCGGCCAGCCACTCCGCACTGGTTCCGCTGAACTCTGGCTTCGCGGAACCAACCTCTAGATTCCCCGCCCACCGGGGCAACCGTCGCGCGCACGACGGGCTTTAACAACTAGCCCACAAGGAGGGCACCATCATGAGCCTCGACTCAAGTAACGCAAGGGTCGCCGTAACAGGAACCGTGTCTATGGCACCTGTCGCATCGACCGCCCCAGCAGACGCGGACACGGCGCTTGACGCCGCATTCCTCGATCTGGGGTACGTGACCGACGACGGCGTGACCGAGACCCGCGACCGTTCCACCAACTCGCTGAGGGCGTGGCAGAACTCCGACCTCATGCGCGAGGTTGTCACCGAGGCCGACCTGTCGTTTGGTCTGACCCTCGCGGAGACCAAGAAGGAAACCGTCGAGCTGTATTACGGCAGCGCTGTCGTGGCACTGACTGGCGGAGTGCCCATCGTCCCCACCAAGACTGGCGGGCGTCACGCGTTCGTGATCGACGTGATCGACGGTACCGAGTTCATTCGCACCTACGTACCATCCGGTGAGGTGCTTGAGGTCGGCGAGATGGTGTACCAGAACGGCGAACTCATCGGCTACGAGATCACCATCAAGGCGTACACGACCAGCGCGATCCTTGACGCTGACGGCGACCCGGCCGCAGCGATCAAGTTCTACTCAGGCCTCGTCGTCCCCATCTAGCCAGCGCTCCCGGCCAGTCATGCTCTGCGCGGACGTGGCTGGCCGGGGCTTTACCCATATCCGCGCAACCTATCCGCGCNACCAAAGGAACCATCATGACTGCCCCCAAGACTCCCGCNAAGACTCNCAGCCCGCAAGGCGCCCCAAGACCACAAGCCCAAGGCCGTAGACGGGCACCAGTTCACCGGCGCAGACGGNAAGAGCCACANACTCCCGCACCCNTCCGAAGCNCTNGCACTCCTGCCCGGNCGCGCTTTCCGTGACGCACTCATGGATGGCGAAGAGGGGCAACTCAAGATGGCGTTCACGTGCCTTGAGTTGGTAGTGGACAAGGACGCCGACAAGGTAACCCTTGACGCCCTGTACGACCTTCCCGCGCCGGACATGATCGAGATTGTCGGTACGTGGTTCGCATCGGCTGACACGTCGGGCGCGACCCTGGGGGAATAGTCGCGTTCCTCGATGCCGTCGATAAGCATCGGGGGGCGTTCGAGTATGACTGGCGCAACCGTCTCGGAATAAGGCTGGACGTGCCGGACGTCATGTCCTACGGCGAGGCGTGGCGCATCACCAATGAACTTATGAAGGACACGTCAAGTCATGTGTCTGCTGCCATTGGCGGCTGGGATTACCCGCTGTCACGCGAGGCCATTTCGCTCGCAAGCATCAATGACGGCTATCACGCCGTCAACGCCAAGAAGGGCGCGAAGGTCAAGCCGACCCCGCGCCCCTGGGACAACGCCGCAAAGTTCGGGCGCACCAAAGTTCCACAGGCCCAAGTTCGTGCCGCATTGCGCGCGAGGGGTCACAACATCTAAACAGAGGGAGTCCCACCGTGGCCGAAATTGCCAGCGCCTATGTGAGCATCCTCCCGAAGTTTGATGCCAAGAAGTTTAAGAAGGAAGTCGGCGACGCTTCCGGCGATGCTGGCACGTCGGGCTCCAAGGCCATGACGGGCAAGATGTCAACCGGCATGGTCGCTGGGGCCAAGAAGATCGTTGCCCCGCTTGCTGCGGCATTCGCCGCTGTGGGCGTCGTGGGATTCTTCAAGGGTGCCATTCAGGGCGCGTCTGACCTTAACGAGACGTCAACCAAGATTGAGGCGATCTTTGGCGACGGGTCTAGCGCGATCCAAGACTTCGCGGCCAACGCATCCAACGACCTAGGGCAGACGAACCAGGCGGCGCTTGACGCGTCGGCAACGTTTGGAATCTTCGGCAAGTCGGCGGGGCTGTCGGGTGTTGACCTCACGGACTTCTCTACGGGGCTAACCGGACTGGCGACCGACTTGGCGTCGTTCAATAACACGAGCCCCGAGGCCGCTGTCGAGGCCATTGGTTCGGCGCTCCGTGGTGAGGCTGAGCCCTTGCGCGCGTATGGCGTCCTGCTTGACGACGCGACCCTCAAGGCGCAGGCCATGAAGCTGGGGCTGATTGAGACCACCAAAGAGGCACTCACCCCGCAGCAGAAGGTGCTCGCGGCGCAGGCTGAAATTTACGCGCAGACCGGCGACGCTCAAGGCGACTTTGCNAAGACGTCGGGCGGGCTTGCCAACCAGCAACGCATCCTGTCCGCGAACTTTAAGGACTTGCAAGCCAAGATCGGCGCCAAGTTTCTGCCCATCGTGGTCAAGGTCACGACATGGTTTAACGACAGCCTGTTGCCCGCGCTCAAGACTGCCGGGGTCTACATCCAGGACAATGTTGTCCCCGCATTCCAAGCATTCGGTGGATACCTCAATAGCACGATCATCCCCGCCATCAAAAACACAGTGAGCTGGATCATTCAGAACAAGGACTGGCTCACCGCGCTTGCGGTAGGTATCGGCGCCGTGGTGCTCGTGTGGACGGCATATACCGCCGCGATGGCCATATGGTCGGCTGCCACCAAGATCGCGGCTGGAGTTCAGGCGGCATTCAACCTTGTGATGGCAATGAACCCCATTGGGCTAGTAGTCATCGCCATCGCGGCACTCGTCGCTGGCCTAGTGTATTTCTTCACCCAGACCGAGACCGGCAAGGCCGCATGGGAGGCCATGACGACCGCGCTCGTGGCCGCGTGGGACTGGCTGTGGGAGGGCGTGCTCAAGCCCGGCCTTGATGCGTTGGGCGCGGCATGGAACTGGCTCTACGAGAACATCATCGCCCCAGTCATTAAGGGCATCAAGATTTACTTCCAGATCCTCTCATCTGCGTTTGCTCTTCTGTGGGCCATCATCAAGCCGGTCATGGACGCCATTGGCGCCGTGTGGAACTGGCTTTACAACAACGTTATCAAGCCGGTCATTGGCGGCATTAAGACATATCTGACCACGCTGGGCGACGCATTCTCATGGCTGTGGAACAACGGCATCTCACCTGTCATCGCTCTCATTTCTGGGGCGATGACAAGGGTCGGCGAAACCATCGGTGACGTGTTCGGCAAAATCGCGGGCGTGATCAAGGGCGCATTCAATGGCACGGTGTCATTCCTGAAGGGCGTCATAAATGCAATAATTCGCGTCATCAACGGTGCCACGGGCGGCGTGAACAAACTCATCACGGGCGTGAACAAGGTCCCCGGCGTCAACTTCCCGAACATCCCCGCCATCCCGTACCTTGCCAGCGGTGCCATTATCACCGCACCCACATTGGCAATGGTCGGTGAGGGTCGTGAGTCTGAGGCCGTCCTGCCGCTGTCCAAGTTGGAACGGCTCATCAACGTGAACTCTGCCCCGACTGGCGGCATCACCCGTGACGACCTCAAGGCGTTTGCTCGCGAGATAGCGGTGGCGACTACATCGAGCACCGTCAGTATCACCGCAGCAGGGTTTGACCAG